TGTTCTTCCTCCGTGGTTCTCCGTGATCCCCGTGCCTCCGTGCGAGAAAAATAGCGAACAATCCTTTAGCACCCATGTAAAGAGGTTTTTATGGGGTTTTCCTACAGACTCCCGTGTCCCTTTTGGCACGGTTCTTGCAACGGAGCGAAGCGCCCCACAGCCGGGCAAGAACCGTGCCAATCCCTACGGGCACAGGGCATTGGTAACCAATAAGACCTTGTTTAGTAATATTTTCGCCCCTGCGAAAGCCCCTAATACCCTGTTTAGAAAGCTCATCTTACTTCGGGCGGTGGGCAGTTTTTGCCCTGGAGGAAGTGAGGGGCACAAAAACCACCCCCCGCCAGCCTTCGATAAGTTTTATATAAAGGTCGTACTATGTAGGCTTATTTTGTTTCCAACAAGTCGCCGCCAGCTAAGCCAGCGTTTTTTAGCGGTGAAAGGGTAAGTAAGCGGTCGGGTAATACGGGGGCTGCCCGCAGCAAACAAGAGCCGCCCGCCCCGCAATCGTGTTAAGAGGTTACGCCGCACATTTCCGGATATATCGGCATTTACCCGCCGCAGCGGCTAGAATTGGTCTGTCAGGTGTCAGGTTTCTTCCCCGGTCTGCCTGTCAATAAAACTAATTTTAACATCACAGCCCAAAACGTCCCCAATCTCCCGCAGCTCCTTTTCTCTAAAATTATCCAGTTTCATTTTTTGGTTAAAATTACCGGGGCTTGTTTCCAGCCTTCGGGCTAGTTCCGCTTCGGGTATGTTGTCTTTTTTCACTAGCAAAATCCGGATTTTTTTTGCCATACTCATAATAGCAATATATTTCTAATTCTGCATATTGTCAACAAAAAATAAAAAAAAATGCGTTTTCTACTTGACAATATATAGTAAAATCTATATAATAAATAGTATAACCTATATCAGCAGGGCTTAGTCCTGCCCCTCTTGGCCGTATGGCCGGGCGTAAAACACAGGCAAAACAAAAAAAGCCAATCCCTCGGGGTGTTTTGTGTCCGTCCAGAAAAAGCGGTTTTTCAAAGTCTTTTCGCAATTTATCCCTTTCCCTTCCCGCATTGCCTACTTTTCCCATTACTACCCCATATCCGCAGTATCTAAACCATCCCCCACAGTCCGCAGACAGGGCAGCACTGTTTCAGTTTTCCAGTACGTCAACACCGCAGAAGAAGCCGCCGCCCTCATGCACTCAATGTTCAGTTATGCAAAAGAAAAGGCTTTTTTGTCATTGCCTCAAAATCCCGCTTTCAATGGCGGTCAGGGTTATTTGTTCTAGGTTTCTTTTCCCCGGTCTTGGCTATCGGGGCATTAAATGACAGGAGGGTTATTCTATGAATAACACATCCAACAAGCGGTATTATTCGCCGCAGTTTTCAGCACTAGCTGCTGTTTCGGTTCGCCGTGTTGCATGGGCTCTTAATGTGTCCATGCCAGCGGCAGTAGACCATATAGTCCGCTTGCTTCCAAGGCTAGGCGGTTCGGAAAAAGTCTGTCTCTCTTGCAAAGACAAAACAAAATGCGGTTTATGTATATTTTGTGCACCACCAAGAACGCAGGAAGTAACCGACCTAATGGTGGGGGTGGAAATATGATAATAACAACCATTCAGGCAATGCGGAATTTTATATGCGAAAATTCCGGTTTTTCAAAAACAACGGTAAATAATGTCATTAGTGCATTAGGTTATTCCCTGCACGGTTCAGGCGTTGATTTTATAGAGCTTTCCGGACAATTTGAAAATTGCACAGAGAACGGTGCAAATGTCGGGTTTTGCGGTTTCATTTATTACAATGAAACAATCTCTTTTTATATAGCAAATAGAAAAGACATAGTTTCACACATGGAACACACAGCCGAAGAAATCGGTACAGATATAATTTCAATGGTTCAATGTTTCGGTGTGTTCCGCAATTCTCAAAAGCCCACAGCGGGGCAAGTAGGGAAAGCGTTATGGGGTATGGTAAACAATCCAGATTTAACAAGCCTATATAATGTTTTCGCCTGGTACGCATTAGAAGAAGTATCCCGCACTTGGTACAGGTACTTAGAAGATAATCCAGCCCATCATGCGGCAATGTCCGCATAATTACCCGCCCCGGCTTGTGCCGGGGATTTTACTCTAAGGAGCAACAAATGGAAAGTAACGAAATAAAACTATATACAGTCCTGTTCACATTAAAAAGTGATAACGGTCTAGTCAGGTTGAAAACAACAGCATTTAGCCTAGAGGCGGCAAGGGACACAATTTTAAAAATAGAACTTGCTCCCCTTCGGGCAATAATTAAAGAGGAGATTATCAAAATACAAACAATCGCTTAGTTTTCTTCCCCCGGCTTGTGCCGGGGAATTTTATTTTTTGGAGTTTCTAATGAGTATCATTCAACACCATATCAAAATCCACAGCATTTTGAAATATCAAGGACGTTTTGCCCCTGTTGCAAATCTAAATGAAGCCCTAAGTCTGGTAACACAAAACCGCATGAAATCCGAAATAATAGGCTCTTGGCTGTATTGCTTCACCACCGACCTGATAGGCGTTCAATTATTGGCGTTAGGTTTCTGGTACAGTTACAAACATTCGGCTTTTGTATATTCGGGCAGAGAAAAAGACGGAACCGCCGATGATGAAACCCTTGATGAAATAAGGGCTAGACTTGGAAGCCAGCACATTAGCGTTATGAGTGCCGCCCTTGAAGAAGAAAAACCGATACAATAAAAAAAGCCGCCCCGACCACGCCAGCCGGAGCGGTTAATTTCCTTCCCTGACATCGGTACGCCGTGAGCAGTACCGATGTTTTTTTCAAAGACCTGATAACAAATCCAATTTTCAGACAGTACCCTATTTTGTTTTAAGCACGAGGATATTGTTTTTCGGTCTGGTAACAAGAAAACCGTCCCTCTTGCGAAAGCGGAGAAACAATTCCCCATATTCCATGCTCTCTGTCGTACCGTCAAATTTCTTGATTTCGATACCCTTCCGGTTTCCATGTTGAATTCTCCGGGGGTTCATAAAAACGGCAAACGCTTCATTGGCTTTAATATCCGCAATTTGCGGAAGTATTGATACTTCGTGATAGGGGTACAAGTCCAACCGCCCCGGCATAGCTTCAGTAGGCCGCCGCCATATCGGTCTGCCTGTCGTATCCTCGATATTGGCGATATGGTTCAAAACTGTTTCATTCAAAAACCAACAGCAGTCTTTTCTTTCTTCCGCAGGGATTTTATACACAGCGTCCCGGAAGTCCTTCCACGTCAAATCATTAACCGTAGCCCCCTTGATTTCAACTTCGGTTATATCGGAACACGCCATAGCCCCGGTGAAGGGGTCATCATCCGCAAGGAGACACTGACGGTCAAATTCCTGTCCGTATACCTCGATGAATTCATCAACAAACATAGCTCCCAGGTCGATAAAAACATCTTCTTCAAATTCGTCAAACCACGGAATATAACCAGCCAGGGTGTAGGCTTTCAGTTCCACCCGCTCCGTTCCCTTCGGTCGGCTGCCCTTTATTTGCTGCCCGTAGGCGGTAAGCCAATGTAGCTCAACTCCGCCCCTGTCTCTGGTAGGCAGAAAGACAGAGGGACCGAGCATAGGACGATGACGGACTAAATTCATCATCACGCTTTTTTTGGCGGCGTCCTGCATGATTTCAGTTTCATAAATGGGATTGATAAGGTACTGGTCGTTAGTCGCCATGTTCCCCATCGGTTCGCCGAGAGGAGCCTTTACCACTTGCCAGCCTTTTTCTCCCCATGCCACATCACGGGGATTAGTCCAGTTGTCCGCTTTCAAGTTCGGGCTGAAAGCCAGGTCGGACAGGGTTTTATGGTTCCCCGCCCATGCCGCCGCAATCCCCTTGCCGAGATTAAAAAGCAGTTCCCGCCTTGATAACTCCCTGGGGGCTGCCGCCTGTCCCTTGATTTCTTCCCGCAATGATTTAACGGTACTTTTAAGGGCTTCCACTTCGGAAGCTGCCGCAGAAGCCGCCGCAGTTTCCTGAACGGAAATAGTCTCGATGGTTTTTACAATCCCTTCAAGAATAATTTCCTTTTCCTGAAAATAGGCTGTTGCCGTTTCGGTATTGGTAAACCCGGTCAACTCTATTTTCTTCATTTCGGCAAGCTGTTTTTTGATTGCCGCAATTTCCTCTCTCCCCATAAGACACTCCTATAAGTTATTTATTAACCCGCCCCAAAAATTGGGATGGTTTAATTCCTGTGAAGATATATATTTCGATGTTTCAATGTTTTTCGCTAAAGCGAAAGGATTAGCCGGAACATTGCAAATCGAAAACTCCAAAAGTTCCTGTTTTCTGAAAATGAGCCTCGTTCCGTCCTTGCTGTCCGCAGTTGCCGGAATTTCAATCTCCATAACCCGAAAGCCCACCGAACCTGCCCTGATACTCCCTGCCTTTATCCTCTGTTCAATCGACCATGCGAAAGGGTCAAAAGATTTATCGTTAAAATAGACAACCCCATGTAATCCATCATTATCAATGTTTAGGCTTTCTATTTTGCCAATGGCGGGTATATCGTAGCGGTGAGCCCACTCCACAACCGGATTATCCATAAACTTTTTGAAGTCCCATCCCATCGGGTCAATACGTTCTCCAAATCGGTCAAGGTCGAATGTTGATAACGTCCAGGGGAAACCTTGCCCCGCTTCCACATCGGCGGTTAAGCGAAAAGGAATACAAGCGATAAGTTCAACATCTTCTGATACCTGTTGAATACCTTCCGCTTCTTTTTTAAGCCCTAGAAAATCCATTAACACCGAGGCGTTACCAGCACGATAATTTCCGCTTTTAGTCCGTATAATCATTTTCCTTTCCTTCCTTGTGATTTTTGGGGTTTGTCCGGTTTGGGTTTAACTGTAAAATATCTATGGGTAAAAACTAATTCTTCTTGCGTTACAATTCCTAGTTTTAATGCGTTTCTAAAAAGTTCTTCACCGTTACGCACATTCAAAGAGCGGTAAATTTCCTCTCTGTAATTCGCAACCGTCCGTATAGAAAGTTGCAGAGTGTCGCCAATTTCATATTTATTAAATCCATTGCAAATACATCGTGTTACTTCAACTAGTTTCGGGGGCAGAGTATGAGCCGGTTCAGGGTAAGTATTTTTTCTTAAATCTATTCGCTCTTGTACCGTATTGGGGATATATTCTTTTCCCTTTAGTATATCATCAAGTCCAACATAGAAATCTCTAAAACCGTCGAAAGTATTTACATACCCTGTAAGACCGTTCAGAATGAAATACATAGCAAGGTCAGCCGGATACTCTCCAATACCAACCGCCGCCATGTTAATTTTAGGAAACGTCTTTTTTAACTCTCCCATTAAATAAGGCGTACAGCATTGGTAAAACCTTGCCCCCATAATAACTAAGTCAGGTGTCATGTCTGCAATAACATAATTCAGGCCGTCTTTATCAGCAGAGGTAAAAGAGACATTAGAAAAACCGAGGCTTCCCATGCGTTCTTTATAGTAGCCGTGATTAACTTCATCCCTTGAAACCATTAAAATACCGCTCATTTTTTATCCCTATCGTCAGCGGTACTTAGGTTTCTTGGTTTATGCCAAACATTCCCCCAGGGTTTAGGTTCTTTGCCACGCTCTTTTAGAACATCATTTATTGTTTTAATTCCGGCGTTAATTTCCGCAATGTCTCTTTTACTTTGTGCGTCCTCATTTTCCTGTAATTCCGGTATATCCCACAAGTCAAATCTGCCATTTTCTTTTAATCCAAAACGCATAAAAAATTGACTTTCAAGAATTTGTTCAAACTGCCGTAAAATGGGGATTAACGTATACTGCCAAAATGCGGAGTGCTGTTCTTTAGTGTCTTTGCCGCTAAGGGCTGTGGATCTGTCAGATATGTTTGCTACTCTCGGCGGTATTCCAAACTTCGCAAGAATGGTATATAAGTTCCACCGCTTCAATTCAAAAAGTTTTACTACATCAGGATTAAAACTTAACGCTTCAAAACTGGTTCCCTTGCCGAGAACGGCAATCTTGCGCCCTGCTTTTACCTGCCCGTATTTACTTTCCCACCGCCGTTCTATTGCGTCAGCTTCTTCCGGCCTTAATGTCTGGTCAGTTTTTAGAAGCCCCTGCGGAATGGCGTTATTTTTGAGAAGGGTAGAGTTTGCTTTATTTGCGAAGTAGTCTTGTTCGAGTTCCAGCGAAAGTGAAACAAGTGGATTAACGCCCCTTAATGGATTCCAGGGGTTCCAATCCTTGAAGTGGATTATCTCGTCAGAAAAAATAGGTACTAATTCAACGCCGGTATTGTAAAACCAGCGGCGCTTTTTATTAATGAAGCTGCCAAGGCTCTGTTGCATATCCAACCCCTCTCCCTCAAGTTGGAGCTTTCTGGGATTAAGAATATGCAACTGTTTCGGCAAGCCGCCTGAATAATCGGGTCCGAACCACCAAAACGCTTCGCCCTCTACAAACCACCAGGCGGCGGTTTCCTTCCACATATCAAATCTGCTGAGGTAGTCATTAGGTCTGTGGAATAACGAATAGAGGGAGCCGTGATTTAACTCAACCCCATCCTTTTCAAGAATAAAATCCGCACGGGCAATATTACGGATTAAAACATTAACCGCAATATTTACCCATGCGTTGCAAAGGTAAGGGTCTCTGAAGGTTTCTACATTAAATATACTAAAATCATCATCAAAAGTCAAGGAATTACGAAAACTATTTTTGTTAATATCAGATAACGTACTATTTGTTTTATGCCGTTCAGAATTAGATTTTTGCCGTTGACGATTAAATGTAAATATTTTAAAGGGGTTCATAACAGTATTACCCCCTGTTGAATATCACTGAATATCGCATAACGCAAAGCGTCAAGAAAATGGTCGTTTACTTTTACAATCTGCCCCGCTTCATCCCTGCAATAATCCCATATCTCC